ACTCGCAGCTTTGCAAAGATGATTGCTATCAAAGGCAAGATTTTCGGTGAATCTGGTGTAAGCGGGATATTGGTGTGTGGTCGGCAGTACATGAACTCACTTGCTGATTCCTCGCTGGAAGAGTGCAAGCGCGCCATTCAAGATGAAGAGTTTTTGCGGGACTACTACGATGTGGGTGATCACTACATCAAGAGCCACGACGGACGCATTCAGTTTGCTTTTGTGGGGCTGGATCGAAATGTGGCTTCGGTCAAGTCCAAAGGCCGAATACTAATCTTCTGGATTGACGAGGCCGAGCCTGTTACTGATGAGGCGTTCACCACAGTCATTCCAACGTTGCGCGAAGAGGGTACAGGCTGGAACGCCGAATTGTGGGTCACATGGAACCCCAAGCGGAAAAACGCAGCAGTAGAAAAGCGGTTCCTGAACACAAACGACCCGCTAATCAAAATCACTAAGTTGAATTGGCGTGACAACCCCAAGTTCCCGGCCAAACTAGAGCGGGAACGTCAGCGAGATTTAGCAGAGCGTCCAGACCAGTACGATCACATATGGGAAGGTGATCATGTTTCTGTTGTAGAGGGTGCTTACTTCGCAAGACAACTTACAGCGGCGAAAGCAGAAGGCCGGATTGGAAGGGTCGCAGCTGATCCGTTGTTGACCTTGGGGGCGTTTATCGACATTGGCGGCACCGGGGCTAAGGCTGATAACTTTGTTATATGGATTGAGCAGTTTGTTGGCCGTGAAATACGTGTGCTGGACCACTACGAGCAACAGGGCCAGCCTATAGAGGCCCATCTTATTTGGCTGCGTAGTCGTGGGTATGTGCCAGGCAAGGTAACTATATGGTTGCCCCACGACGGAGATACTCAGGAAAAGGTTCACGATACCTCTTATCGGCGTGCTTTTGAGGATGCTGGTTATACCGTTGAAGTAGTACCAAATCAGGGTAAGGGCGCAGCTAGCCAGCGAGTAGAGGCAACAAGGCGAGTATTCCCGCTGATGTGGTTTAATGAAGCTACTACGTCGGCTGGTCTTACTGCACTAGGTTGGTATCATGAGAAGCGAGATCAAGAGCGAGGTATTGGTCTAGGGCCAAACCATGATTGGGCGTCTCACTCTGCGGATGCCTTTGGATTAAGTGCGACAGTTTATGAGGTGCCGGATGTGTCAGCACCAAAGCCACTTAAAATCAACCGGAAGTTTGTTTCATGAATAAGTTCGGGATTGACTCCAATCAACGCTGGTCCGATGCTCACTCCTTTGTTGAGGCAATTGAGCAAGCTGGCTATTATTCAAAATGCCTAGCTGAAAGCACCTCAGAGACTTCCGCGCTGCGTTTGCTGCGTTGCAAGAAGAGTGCAAGCCACTGATAGGCGAGATTGAATCCTTTGCTAGAGAGCACCAACGGGCAGAGGAAAAGAGAAACTACCGGCTGTTCAAGCAACTGACCTCAGAAGGTCAACATCAAATCATGCGTTTAAAAGAATCACTAAAGGCTCCGAAATGAATATCCAAGACAAAATCGACGACCTGCTGGCTAAGGCAGAACCATTCCGCTCAATGGAAGACGACGACGAGACAAAGCGCCCGTTGACCGGCATCGTTGACGAGATCAACAAACTCCGTGCATTGCAAGCCGAAGGTAAAGACTTCACTGATGCACTGACGAGGAAAGAAGAGTCGGAAATTGGGGATGTGAAGCGTGGCATCGAGGACGCTTACAACAGGCCGGCCAAACGTGGCGAAGCTGAGCATGTATTGCGGTTGCCCAAGCGTGGTCGTCCTGCACGCGTTGAAGGCTCTGACGCAGAATGAGCACCAAAAGCCCCAAAATGGACGAAGCAACTCTGGTCGCCCAGATTGAGGCTTACGAGCGCCAGGCTACCGGCTCCGACAGTAGCGAGGTTGCACAAGAGCAAGCTGAGGCGATGGATTACTACCTTCGTCGCCCATTTGGCACTGAAGAAGAAGGCCGCAGCCAGGTGGTTTCCTCTGATGTGTGGGATGTGGTCGAGGGCCTGACGCCTATCGTGCTGAAGCCTTTTGTGTCTACTGATGACATCGTGCGCTTCAACCCGCATGGCGCCGAGGATGAAGAGGCTGCAGAACAAGAGAGCGATTACCTGAATTACGTGGTGACGCAGAAAAATGATGTGTTTAGCAACCTGGTTGCATGGGTCAAGACTGGCCTACTGCAAAAGAATGGCGTTGTCAAGTACTGGTGGGAAAAGTCACGCCGCACCGAGATTGAGCGTTACGAGGGTTTGAGTGATGACCTTTACGCTATCTTGCTGCAAGACAAAGACGTGACGGTGGTCGAGCACACCGAAACGCAAGCAGAGCCGATGATGATGGATGGCCAGATGATGGAGCCTGAGCTGCTTCACGATGTGGTGCTTCGTGTCGCCAAAGAGCACGGTGAGGCCAAGTACTGCGTTATCCCACCCGAAGAGTTCTTGATTGACCGCAACGCCACCAGCCCAAACCCCAAGCTCGCACGGTTTGTCGAGCATCGCACACGCAAGACCATATCCGAAGTGCGCGAAATGGGCTACGAGATTGAGGACGACATCTCTGACGATGGAGTGGCGGACACCCAATACTCGCAGCAGTTCCAAGCACGTCGCCAAAATAACGAAGGCGGCAGCGATCTTCAATCAGTGGACCCGGCCGGCCGCGAGGTCATGTTCCGCGAGATTTACCTTCAGGTGGACTACGACGGCGACGGCATCACTGAGCTGCGCAAGGTGTGCATGGTGGGCCGTAAGGTGTTGGCTAACGAGGAAACCGAAGAGATCCCCTTCTGCGCTTGGACGCCGTACCAACAAAGTTTTAAGTTCTATGGCCGCTGCCCGGCTGACGAGACGATCGAGATTCAGCTGACCAAATCCACACTTTGGCGTCAGAGCCTGGACAACATCTACACGATCAACAACAATCGCGTGTTTGCCTCCGATAAGGTGAACTTAGACGACTTGCTGGACAACCAGATCGCAGGCGTTGTGCGCGTCAAGGGTGACGTGGTTGGTAACCATGTGATGACAGCCCCGATTCAACCCATCGGCGGTGTGATTCAGCCAATGCTTGAGTACTTGGACAGCGCCAAGGAGAACCGCACGGGCTTCACGCGCTACAACCAAGGTACTGACAGCAACTCACTGAACAAGACCGCTACAGGCATCCGCATCATTGCTGAAGCAGGAAATGAGCGTGTTAACCTGGTGTCGCGTAGCTTCGCCGAGTTGGGCTTGAAGCCGCTCATGCTGGGAATGCACGGATTGTGCCGCCGACACGCTACCAAGGCCGAGGTGGTGAAGCTGCGCGGCAAGTGGGTGACAGTCAATCCCCGTGACTGGAAGACCCGCTACGACATGACAGTATCGGTTGGCTTGGGCAACGCTGACATGACCATGAAGATGCAAGGCGCTCAGATGGTCCTGCAAGAGCAGAAAGACCTGATGCAAACCGGCATCGTCAAGCCGCAGAACTTCTACAACGCTGCCCGTAAGCTGGTCGAGGCCGTTGGCGAAAAGAACCCGGACAAGTTCTTCACTGCGCCTGACGAGCAAGAAGGACCAGGCCCAGAGATCGAGGCACAAATCAAGCAGTTGACCGACGCGCTGGAGGCTGCAACCGCTGAAGTGGAGCGCCTTGAGGCTGACCAACAGGCTAAACAACAGGAATTACAGGTCAAGCAGTTCGACGCTGAAACCAAGCGCATGTCTGTCGAGATGAGTCAGCCTGAGCCGCAAGCACCGGACAACAGTGCATTAATTGCGCAAGAAACCGCTATTCAGGTGGCCCAGATCAACGCAGACTCAGCGCAGAAGATCAAGATGATGGAGTTGGCTAGTCAAGAGATGGCCGCACAACGTCAAGTTGAAACAGAAGGCCAGAGCGGGCAAGACCCACAATCAATGATGGACATGAACAACCAAATGATGCAACAGATTATCGAAGCCTTGACAGCGCCTAGAACATTGATACGCGACGACCAGGGCCGCGCAGTGGGATCGGAGGTCATCCGTGGCTGATAACACATCATTGAACCCAGGCGTGGGCGGTGACATCATCGCCACAGACGATATCGCAGGCGTCAAGTACCAGCGGACCAAAGTGGTTTGGGGTGCGGATGGGGTCGCCAATGACACCAGCGCCACCAACCCGCTGCCAGTCGCCCTAGTCGGTGACGCAGGGCTAACAGACGCGCAACTACGCGCCACGGCAGTTCCTGTGAGTGGGACCGTAGCCGTTTCCAATATGGTCGCGCAGGGGTTGACTGATACCCAGATTCGCGCAACCGCCCTGCCAGTCAGTGGAACGGTCGCTGTGTCTAACATGGTGGCCCAAGGCATCACGGACACGCAGATCAGGGCGACAGCTTTACCAGTTAGCGGCGCGTTTTTCCAAGCGACCCAGCCAATCAGCGGCTCAGTGACCCAAGTCGCCAACGGTGTCATATCCACGGCCAGCGGTTCGGCCACGGCACTAGCGGCCAACGCGGCTTATACAGGCACAGCAGAAGATGTCACAGAGTTTGCTGATGTGCGTGTGGTTGTGTTCGCTGACCAGGCAAGTGCTGTAGATGGGCTGCAAATCCAGCAGTCCAGCAACGGCACAAACTGGGACATGATTGACGCCTTCACCATCCCCGCTGGGGTTGGGAAAGTGTTTAGCGTTGCAGTCAGCGCAAAGTTCATGCGGCTTGTCTACACAAACGGCGCAACAGCACAGGCCGCATTCCGGTTGCAGGTCAAGCTGCACAAGTCATACGGCAAGGGATCGTCTGCTCGACCGCAGGATGCCCGGACCAACGACAACGATTTCGAGGAAATGCTCGCTCACAACATGGTTTACAACGGCGCAAGCTGGGACCGTGCAAGGGGCGACGCTACCAACGGCGCGCGCATGCAACTGCCAGCGGTGACATCGGCGACCATCCTGTCAGTAGCAAACACAACGGCGACACTGAACCTTCCCGCGCCAGCCGCTGGGTTGTTTCACTACATCACGCGAATTCGCATCACATTGCACAACACGTCGGCAACAGCTGTCGCTGGCTCTGCGGCAACACTTGGGTTTACGTCCACTAATCTGCCTGGAACTTTGGCTTGGACCGATGGCAACGCACTGGCAGCAGGTACATCAAAAACAGTTGTAGACGAGCAGTTATTGAGCGCCATCAAGGCAACGGCAGCAGCAACAGCAACCACCATCGTGGCCCCGGCTGCTGGTGCTGGCGTGCAGTGCCGCATTACCGCGTACTTCTACACAGGCCCATAAGCAATGCTGCTGCTAATACTAAACCTTGAGGCTGAAGGGGCTGTTGTCGCACCAGTCAATATAGGCGCGGGTATTGGTAGTGGTGAAAAAGAGTATTACGGGACAACCATTGACGCGTTAATTGCGCAAAAGAACCAAGCGCAGGCCATTGCTAAAATAGCAGTATCTCAAGCTAGCAACCCGGTTAACGCAACCAACCCGGCGAAACAGAATCGACAACTTAAACGTGAGATTGAACGCGCTGGTTTGCCTTGGAATGGTTTCTATACCGATGTTCTCGCCCAGGCGCGTAGCAAGGCGCTGACGGAGTTAATTCGCAGCGAGGACAATCAGCAGCGACTTGACCTATTGAAGCTACAGAACATGATTGAAGGCTTCGCAGGGCTATCTCTTCAGTATGAGGATGATGAAGCCGCGATAATGCTACTACTCTAGGACTCACATGGACAAACTTGAAATGGCAACGATGCGGGCAGCTCAGGCTGAACAGCTCAAAACCAACCCGCTATTTGAAATGGCGTTTGACCAGACACGGGCCGCAATACTGGAAACATGGGCAGAGCTTCCAACCAGCGATGATGAGAACGCCAGAGATTTGCACCGAATGCTCAAGTGTTTGGAGCGTGTGAAGCGCTGCATTGATATTCATATTGATACTGGCAAACTTGCCAAAATCGAGATTGAAGGGCGAGCAAAGCGCATGTTGAATATGGGTGGCCGACGTGGATAAGTGGCGTCCTGTGACGCTAGCGCACGGCACCTATGGCGATTGCCCAACAACAGCATGGCTATGCGGCGTCATGCGATGCCGTGTTAATGGCCGCTGGGAATATGCATTGGACGGGTTTGCCCAAGCAGATAGTCAAAGCGTTTAACGGATAGATTTATCACCCGCCGTGTAAAAACGGTTTTATACTAGAAAGACCAGCATGATTCAAGAGCCGAACCCTGAAACTCAGACCCCCGAGGTCACTGAGGAAATGGGAAGCGATGAACAAGCCATTAACGCGTTTGAAAAACTCGCACCAAATCCCACGGAAGAAGCGGAGCCGGACAACGAGCCTGATGACGACGCGGTAGAGGAAGTCAGCGATGACGAACCCGAAGCCGGCGACGAAGTTGAGGACCAACTCGTAGAGGCAGAATTTGAGGGCAAGACTTACAAGGTCGCCCCCGAGCTTCAGAAAGCACTGCTTAGGCAGGCTGACTACTCGCGCAACATGAACGAAGTTGGAGCGCAGAAGAAAGCCTACACCGAAAAAGTCGAGAAAGCTGACGGATATATCGACAGTGCTGAAAAGTACGCCGAAGTCCTCGCCGATGTTCAAGGTGTTGATGCCCAACTAAAGCAGTTTGAAGCTGTCAATTGGCAGCAGCTACGGTCAGACAACCCAGGCGAATATGCCGCATTGGCCGCTGATGTGCAGACTCTGCGCATGGCTAAAGATGCACACGTTCGCCGGGCACAGAACCTTGGCAATGAGATAACCCAGGTCCGCCAACAGGCATTGCAAGAGAAACGATCAGATATGGTCAAGACGCTTGCAAAAGAGTTGAAGGGCTGGGGTGACGAGCTAGGCGCGAAGATCAGTCAGTACGCCATGTCAAGCGGCTATGCACCGCAAGACCTTGACTCAATGACCGATGCGCGACTGGTGATTGCACTGGACAAAGCACGACGTTACGACGCGCTCCAGTCTGAAAAGTCACAACTCAAAACCAAGGCGAAGGACGCACCACCAGTGGTAAAGCCAGGCGCACCGCGCAAGGCAGACCCAAAGGCGGAAGTGATGACCAAGCTACGTAACGACAATTCCACCGAGTCCGCAGAGGCGGCTTTTCTTCAACGAATGAGGTAATTCATCATGGCAGTTCCTGCAAACAGTCTCCAGACCTTCCAGTCTACAAACAACGCTGAAAACGTGACAGATATTGTCATGAACATCAGCCCAATCGACACTCCGCTGTTGACAATGGCAAAGAAGACCACGGCTGAGGCAACCTTCACCCAGTGGCCTATCGAGTCCCTGTCCGCTGTTGACACCAACAACGCCAACATCGAGGGCGATGACGCTGCAATCGACGTGTCCAGCACCCCAACTCTGGTGGGCAACTTCACCCAGTTGATGGACAAGACCGCTTCCGTGACAACCACGCAAGAAGCCATCAAGAAGTACGGCGTCTCCAAAGAGATGGCCAAGCAGATGGCGAAGAAGTCCAAAGAGTTGAAACGCGACATGGAGACAACCGCGTTTCTGAATCAGGCTCGCGTGGTCGGTGCTGCTGGTACGGCGCAAAAGATGCGTTCACTGCCATCATGGATTACCACCAACGTGTCGCGTGGTGTGGGCGGCGTAAGCGGTTCGGCCACCACGGCTGCAACTGACGGCACACAGCGCAACTTCACTGAAGCTCTGTTCCGGCAGTTGATTGTCACCACGATCACCAATGCAGACGAACTGCCAAACACTGTCATGGCTGGCCCCGCCAACCGTGCCAACCTGTCCACGCAGCTGAGCGGCAATAGCACCCGTTTTTATGAACTGAAAGACGGCCAGCTGAACGCTTCCATCTCTGTTTACCGCAGTGATTACGGCCCGCTGAAACTGGTCATGAACCGCTTCATGCGCGAACGCGATATGTTCCTGATCAATCCCGAGTACATCGGCATCCGCACGTTGGAGCCAATGCAGTCGCAGGATTTGGCTGTGACTGGCTTGACGAAGAAGAAGCAGTTGTGGACCAACTGGACGCTTGAAGTGTCCAACGAAGCGGCCCACGGCGTGCTGGCCGACCTCAATAC